GCCGGAGCCGGTCAGAGTGGCCTCGACGACGATCGTCTCGGCGTTCAGGGCCATGTCGTTGCAATACCTGCGGTGCGCGGCGTTCATGGCTGCCAGAGCTGCGGCCTCCATTGTGCCGGCTTCGAGGTTGTTGAAGTTGGCAGCGTTCATGTCGGTGCCCTCTTGGATGCCCTCGACGTGATCCTGCCAGATTTGTCGCTTGTACATGCCTTATACCTCCTGCTCAGTGATAGGCAGATCGAGCTTGATCAGGACGCCCTGACCTGCTGCCTTTGTGATGTTGTCGGACTTTTGAGCCGCCACCTCGCCGTCGATGTCGATGACTCTCAGGCTGGTGATGGTGCAGGCGGAAGCAGTGAGATCCGTGAACACTGCATGGATGACGATCTTCTCGCCCTCCAGTGCCTTCTTCTGGATCGTTCCCGTGTACCACGTGGAGCCGACCAGCGCCTCGACCTTGGCGATGTTCTTCATCCACCAGACGCGGCGCTTTTGCAGAAAATTGGATGTGTAAAATGCCATTGTGCTGTGCCTCCTTCTTTAGTTGCCGCACTTCGATGTGCCGCATTTTGCGAGAATGACGCGGCCGTTCCCGGCTGCGTTCTTTACGACTGCCACGGCAGCTGTGCGAACAGCTCCCACGGTTGCCGTCTTGGGGATCACTCCGGTCGTCTCGGTGCCGGTCTCGGTTGACTCGTACCCGCTCGCCGCGAGCTCTGCTGCAGCTGTGGCAGCGTCGCCCGTGATGATCTTACCGACCACGGCGATGTGCGGGGTGGTTCCGGTTACCTCGGTTCCGGCCTCGATGGACTCGAAGCTGGCAGCAGCAGAAGCCAGCCCAGCGACAGCTCCGTCCTCGCTCAGGATCTTGCCGATCACTGCGAGGCGCGGGATGGTGCCGCACTTCTTCGGTGTGAAGAAGAAGGCGGTGTCGGTGTTGCTGACGATCACCCGGCTGCCGTAGGTGTCGGAGAAGTAGACGCCGTCCAGACGGGAGCGCACTGACATGGCGACCTTCGCGATCGCCTTGAACTCTTGCAGGATCGCATCGGTCACGTGTCTGTGGCTGGTGTAGACGGAGAAGTGGAAGGGCTTCGGGTTGACGTAGCCCTCCTCGTGCCACTCCTCGACGAAGCCGGGCGAGATATACGCGGAGATCAGCTCCTCGACCGCCCACTTCGTTCCGCGTCGGCTGTGCACCAGATCCGAGATCTTGATGACGGCCCGCTTGTTCTCCAGAGGGAGGCCGGAGCTGTACCAGTCGATGTCGAGCTCATAGGCCAGCTCGTCGAGCTGAGCATCGTCGAGCTCGTCGATCTGATCCCAGACTCGGACGGTCTTGACCTTCTGGCCCGGCTCCCTGATCAGCTTGTTGACGGCAGCGGCCAGTCCTTTCACCGCTTCGTCATCGCGCATAAACTCCGGGACGAGTTTGAGGACGTCGGCCGTCGATAGACGCATCAGCCGTTGACCTCGTGCCGGATGATTTTGTTGCCGCTGAAGGCTGCGATCGTCGTGTCGTTGAGCTCAGTGAACTCCGGACTGGTGATCACGACGCGCGTCGCTCCGACGGCAGCGTCCCCGGTGGGTGCGAGAATGAGAGCTCGCAGCTTGTCGGGGTTGATGTGACGGCCGAGGACTCCGGCCTGCCATGCGATGAACTGATCGACGGCTCCGCCTTCTCCTTCGACTGTCTGGATGCAGGCGCCCTCTGTGGCCGCGGTGGTGTAGTATGTCAGCTCGATGTCATACTCGTGCACCTTCGGCGCCTCGGCCACGACTTTGTCGGTCATTGGCCGCACTTCTGAAGCGCTGCATGCTGCGAGCACCTTGGCGAGGATGGTCTCGTCAGGCAGCTCGCCGTTCTCGCAGATCGGGACGATTTTGACGACGCCCTCGTTCGTCTTGTCGATCTCGATCTTCAGCTCTCCGGCTCCTGCCAGAGCTCCATCGGCCAGCAGCTCGATCGTCAGAAGGTCGTCCTCGTAGGTTGCCTTGTAGTCGGTACCAGCCGTCGCCGGCGTGGTTCCGTCCGAGAGGTAAACGACGAGAGTCTCAGCGATCAGATCGCTGCCTCCCTTGTAGGCCTTGCTGCCGTTGACTGCCAGAGTCCGGGCGATCGTTTCCTGCTCGCTCTTGACTGTGACGTCTGCGATGGAGGAGTCGGCACTCATAGCCCAGTAGCGGTAGCCGTTGACCGGCCCGGCCGTGGAGAGCTTTGAGGGTGCGACTCTGATGCGTTCGCGGAGGCTGTCGTCATCTTCTTCGTCAGCGCCGCCGGCTGTGACCTCGGTGTTGCTGACTGTGTCGACGTAGGCGATCAGATCGACGAGAGTGTTCACGGATCCGACCGCGATGTCATTGAACTGAGTGCCGCCGCCTTCGCTGACCGCGTCGACGTCCACGTAGAGCTGGCCGGCTTCGATGACGGCCGTCCTCGTGGTTGCGAAGTAGCGCGTGTTGTCGCTTGTCGCTCTGGTTCCTTCCGGGATGATGACGTTCTCCGTGATCGCGCTGTTCAGAGTGAAGCGCAGCACGGTCGCCGCTTCCGTCGGAGCCAGTCTTTCGACGCCCACGCGCTCGCCCAGTGCGTCGAGAACTTCGCCGCGAGCATATCGCAGCATCTTCTGACGCGCTGCGTCGTTCATCGCGTTATACATAGCGACGAACAGCGGCACCAGAGCCTCGCCGAAGATCCTGCGCTCGTCGCCCGGATAGAGGGGCTCGGAGACGTATGACTCCAGCGATGTGATGACTTCCTCGAAAATGAGGTCGGCATCGGTAGTTATAAACTCATTCATGCGTCGGCCTCCTTGATGGTGTTAATTTTTGCAGTGATGGCGAAGTGACCGTTCGGCGCGTCGGTCGGTGTGACCTCGATGCTGTCGATCTCTGCCCTCGGTTCATAGGTGTCGAGCATCCACTCGGCATCCTCGACGATCTCGTCGGTCGCCTGAGCGATCGGAACGTCGAGCTGCGCGAAGCTGATGCCCTTGACTCTGTCGTAGGGTACCTCGCCTCGTGCGATCTGCATCAGGTTGTTGACGCAGACCGCGGGGTTGCTGTTGTTCTTGCTTAGCATGGCATCTCCTCCTTCTCACTTTGAGATCTGTGAGGCGTCCACCCAGCCGTAGACCGTAGAGCTGCGGTCTGTGTGGATCACGTGGTAGGGGCGCCGCGCCGATTTTGCTATTGCCGTTACCCTTGCCGGGCCGGCCTTGGGGCTTGCTCGGTACGAGGTAGCGGTGGAGCTTACGTAGTGCGGGCCTCCTTTGAATTGCACGATGTCGCCCAGAGCGATCCCGGCGCCGCCGGCGGAGATCTTCGCGGCGTTCTTGATCGCGGTGCTGACGGCCTTTTTTGCCGACTTCTGCGCGGTCGTAGCTGTTACGCACACGGCGGATCTCGCGGAGTTGACGGATGCCAGAATTTCCGCGTCTGTGACGTCCTCGTTTTCCTCGAAGGAATAGGTCAGTTTCATGCTTCTGAAGCGTCCACTGTCGTCGATCTTCACGTCTGCCGGTTTGACAGAGGTGAGCAGCCAGTTCGGGCCGAACTTCTTGCCGCCGATCTTCAGCGTGCCGGTCAGGCCGATCCAGCTCTCCCAGCTCTCGAACTCTTTCCGGACGTCGATGCCGAGAGCGCCGACGAGGTGCGAGGAGAAGGAGAGCGTTTTCTTCTTCATGCCTCGCTGGTTGGAGAGTGGTGAGCCTTCGACTGCGGTGTTGCTTTCGGCGTTCAGCTCGTAGCTCGTGCTGAAGCCGTCGAAGTCCATGATGTACGAAGGAGAGACCTGCCACGTCTTTGTGCCCTCTTTGGTTTTGAACGTCGCCGTTATTGCCATGGGGTTCCCTCCTTAGTTCTTGGCTTTGGAGGTGTTGCTGCTGCCAGAGTCGACGCCTCCGTGGACGTGGTTGTTCACGCTCGTGAGGGTGTCGGTCTTGACGTCGTCCGCGGTGAGCTTGCCGGTGACAGTGACGTCGCCGTAGATCGTTCCGTACCACTCGCCGTCTGCGCGGCAGAGGATGATGCCGGTCTGATCCGGGAACACCGCAAACACGACCTCCGTGCCTTTGGTTAGGTTGCCCGCCTTGCCCCGGAGCTGTGAAGCTATGACCAGCGGCTTCGTGACGACGCCGTCGGCCTGCTCAGGAATGACGCGGGCCCTCGTGCTGTTTCCGTTTGCGTCAGCAGGGCCCTCGATGGTGCTGATTTTGCCTTTTTGAATATCTGCCATTTAGTAGCCCTCCAGTGGTTTGCGGAAAAATACCTTTGTTTCGCCCGTCAGGAAGTCGTGGCGGGTTCTCGTGACGAAGATCTTGCCGTTCCAGCCGCTCGCCTTCTCGGTTTCGATGTTGATCACGCTCGCCGCCGCGATGCCTCTGGTGAGGCACCTGCGGAAGTGTCCGGTGCGGGCGTTTTTGTTTGCAGCTCGAAGCAGTCCACGCGCGAAGCGGGACGCCTCGGAGTTGCTGGTGCACTCGATCGCTGACTTCGGTCTCAGGATCCTGCCGGTGTTCGCGTTCGCGTCTGAATACGTTCCCCGGAAGTTCCCGCTCACGATCTCGGCCGTCCCGTAGGACTGAGCAGAGTCGTCGAAGTAGGTGAAGCAGCCGTCGGCGCCGATCTTGATCGTCGCAGCTGCGGCCGCCGCCTCCATCTGTCTCTCGTCGTACATGATCAGAGCGCCGTCGTAGATCAGCATCGCGCAGCCTTCCAGCTGACAGCGACGATGAAGGAACTCGAAGTCCGTCTGGCGCTCCTGCTTGATGTAGGAGTACATGCGATCGGTGACGTTGTAGACCTTGAACTTCAGGCCGTGCTTCGTTGCGATGTCCTGCCCGATCTGGAGCAGTCTCACGTCCTCCCACGACCTGCTGTTCACGTTTTCACCCGACAGAGGCATTGACATGGCCCGGAGGGTGTAAAGCCCGTTTTCGGGTTGGATGCTGGTGACGTACATGACGCCGGTGTCATCCGCTCCGTCCACGAGCCGCACCTTTTCACCTCTCACGGGCTTCCAGAAGTTCCAGAGCCCCGCCGCGTCATTGAAGCGGAGGAGGAGCTGGTCGCTCTTTCTCTCCGCGAACGTCTCATGCTCGCAGCGGTTGATGGAGATCTTGCTGGCGATGTCTACCCCTTCGTAGTAGAGCTTCACGAGCCACGCCTCCACGGCGCCAGTGTTTCGGGAGCTTCAGTCTCGTCGAAGATCGGGATCTTCAGCGTGACCGACTCCTCGAAAATAATGACGTCGGCGTAGTCAGGGTTCTGCTCGATGATGTGGTGCGCCATCTTTTCGTTGTTGTAGACCTGAAGGGCCAGCTCGTCGAACGTGTCGCCGGCCCTTGTCCGGTAGTTAATAAATGCTGACACGGTCATAGTCGCCGACCTCCTTCCGTCTGAGCCATTCTTCGAGCCAGTCGAAGAACTCGCTCGCTTGTTCCTTCAGGGCTGCGACGATGTCCTCCTTGTCGGCGTCGGCGCCAGCCTCCACCTGCGGAGCATACGAGAAGCCGCTGAAGTCGTAGTAGATGATGGTGGTCTCGGTCAGCTGTCCGAGGCTGAAGTCGTCGAGCTCCATGAGCTTGCCCGCCTGAGTGATCTGGGGCGTCTCCTTTGCTCCGGTTTCAGCTTCCGCCATCTGAATTGTTGCAGCCGTCGCTGCTTGCGCCCCGGCGTTCAGATCGACTTCGTCGAGAACTCCGAGGAGTTTGCCCGCCTGCTGCCAGTAGCCCACGTTCTCCTCGTGGTATGCAGGATCGAACGAGATGACGGCCTCCATGCCAGCCTCGCCGGCGATGCTTATGCCGTCAGTAAAGCCACCGGTCGCCAGTTTCGGGATCAGCGGGATGTTCAGACCTTTGCCTCCGACGCCCGGTACCCAGTCGGGGATCTTGATCTTGTTCAGGCCACCGAGGAAGCTGTTGATGCCGTCGATGATCCAGTTGATCGGCGCCTTGAAGATAGCGACGACGCCGTCCCAGACGTTTTTGAACACCTGAACGATGCCGTCCCACGCGCCTCTCCAGTTTCCTGCAAACACGTTCTGAATGAACGAGATCAGGCCGTTGAACACGCCGGTCAGGGCGGTGATCACGGGCTGGATGTTGGCGATCGCAGAGCCGAGGGAGTTGGTGAACAGATCAGCCACGATCTGGAGCAGAGGCTTCAGAGGTTCGAGCACTGCACTGATCAGCGTCGAGATGATACTGATCAGCGGCCCGATGGCCGTCGCGATTAGGTTGAGGATCGGAGCCACCAGCTGGACGATCAGGTCGAGGATCGGGCCCAGCAGGCTGATCACGAGGTCGAGGATCGGCGTCAGCACGTCGAGGAGCTGGATGACGATCGGAAGAACGGCCTCGATGATCTGAGTCACGATAGGGAGCAGCGCCGTCAGGATCTTCGTGATGGGCGGCAGCAGCTCGGTGATCAGTCGGGAGATTATCGGCAAAAGCGCTTCCAGCAGGCTGACCACGATCGGGAGAACTGCCTCGATGATCTCGGTGATTATCGGGAGCAGCTGGTCGATCAGGTCGATGACGACCGGAAGGATCGCGCTGATTATCTGGGAGAGCAGAGGCATCAGGGACTCCAGCAGGTCGATGATGATCGGCAGGACTGCCTCGATGATCTTCATGACCTCTGGGAGAAGTGCCTGAATTATGCCGACCAGAGCCGGCAGGACGTCCTCCGCGATGAACTCGATGATCGGCATGAGCATCTCCGCCAGCTGAATGAGAACCGGCAGCACCGAGCTGATGATCTCCACCAGAGGCGGGATCAGCTTTTCGGCGACTGCCGTGATCACCCTTGTGATCGGAGGCACCAGCTTCGTGAGCATCGGCCCGATTTTTGCCACTGTATTCTTGATCAGAGGCGTGAGGGTTTTGGTCAGGTCTTGGATGACCGGGATCAGACTCTCCATAAGCTCGCCGACGATCGGCATGAGCTCGTTCAGAGAGTTGAACATGGTCGCAGCCAGCGGTTCCAGCGCCACCTGAGCCTTCTGCTTGAACAGCTGGAGCTGCTCCGCGAAGTCGTAGGTGTCAGCAGCGCATCCGCTGATCGTTTCCTCGTTTTCCAGAAGGGACTCTGTCAGCTGATCCACCGAGATCGAGCCGTCCCTGAGCGCGGCCGCCATGGTGGAGGCTGCTCTGGTTCCGAACACTTCGGTGGCGATCGCTGTCGCCTGAGTCATGTCCTTCGCGTTGATGATGGCCTCGGCGTACATGTCGAGACCTTCAGCTGCACCGATGCCTTCCTTCGCGAGGGCCGCGGTGCTTTTCTTCATCGCTCCGAGGACTTCCTCGGTATTGACGCCGGCCTTTTCAAGCTGGCCGATCAGGGCAGTGGCTTCCTCGAAGGAATAGCCCATCTCCTGAAGCTGCGGCCCGAAGCTCTGGACTGTGTCCATGAGTTCCGAGAAGCCGACGCCGGTCGACTGGCTGGCCTTGAACACGTAGTCCATGGCGTCGCCCATGTCGGCGGCGTCTATGTTCCACTGTTGGAAGGCCTTGGAGCTCGACTCGATAACACCGCCGAGATCCTCGCCCAGCATGTCAGCCACTTGGATCGCCTGCGTTGAGACGCCCTGCAGCTCCTCGCCGGTCAGGCCCAGCCGGGTGTTATAGTCCGCGATCGCTTTGCTCGCGTCCTCCATGGTGGTCGGCACCGAGCTGTAAACAGCATCGAAGTCGGCCATCAGAGCGTCGAGTGCTTCGCCGGTTGCTCCGGTTCCGATCCTGATGGAGTCGGTCGCTTCGTCGAACTGGCTGCCGAGGTCGACCAGATACTTGCCGGCCTCGATGGCTGCCTTTCCGACTGCCACGGCGCCCGCGGCTGCCGCTCCTGCGACGGCCACGGCCTTCAGGTTTACCTTGTCGAGCTTTTCGCAGGTCTCGCCGACTGCCTTCTGGAGTGTTGGGCTGACGTTACCGGCGATCTCGACGATCGCCTGCAATA